TCAAGAAAAAATTTTACTTTTTTTAAAAAATATTATAAAATAATTGAAAACAGGGGGAAAATTTATGAATTTTGGACAAACATTAAAAGAAATTAGAATAAAAAATGGAGATAGTTTAAGAAAATTATCAGAAAAAACTGATATTGTGTTTACTTATATTGATAGGCTTGAAAAAGGAACCGTCCCCATAAATAAGAATTTATTAGAAAAATTTATAAAAGCGTATCCATTATATAAAAAACAATTTGAAAAAGCATATCTTGATGAAATTATGCCAGAAAGTTTAAAAGGCAGTACCTTTAATATGGAAGAACAGAAAGTAAATACTGTTATCCTACCTGTCTATGGCAAGGCTTCTGCTGGGAATGGATATATAAATTTAGACCAAGAGATTTATTATTTCCCAATCAAAAAAGGTGATTTTTCTGACAGGAGTTTTTTGGTTGAAATAAGTGGAAATAGTATGGAGCCGACCTTAGAAGATGGAGATTATGCTTTAGTTGACCCAGATAATATAGATTATGTAAAAAATAAAATTTATGTTGTAACTTATAATGACGAAAGTTTTATAAAAAGAATGGTTATGGATGCTAAAAGCAAAATTGTTATGTTAAAAAGTGATAACCCAGAATATGAGGATATTTTAATAACTAAGGATATGCAAGTATATTTGAAGATTGAGGGAAGAGTTATACAAGTTATTTCAAATAAATATTTATAAATAAATGGAGGGGATTTTATGAAGAAATTTATTGCTGTTTTATTTTTGATTTTGTCAATGGGAGTTTTAGCAGAGATAGTTTATATTACACCAACTGGCAAAAGGTATCATCCAACTAAAAATTGCAAAGGTTTGAAAAAAGCTAAAAAGATTATAGCTATTGAAAAATCAGAAGCAATTAAAAGAGGTTATACACCTTGCAAGGTGGGATATCGATGAAAATAAACAAGAAAATATTATATGCTATTATATTGTTAATAGTGATATATATTTTTGAAACTATTAGACAAAATTATAGAATTTATAAGATAGAAAAAGAGATTGAAGTGTCATTTGATACTACAACAAAAAATAGTTTTATGCAGGAAAAAGATGACGAAAATTATCAGCTCATTACTTGGACTTTGAAAGAAATTAAAAAGAAAAAAGAATTTAATTATCTATTCAATTTTAAAGTTTTTCCTAAAATAATTCCAATACTTTATAATGAATATGTTATAGATATAGATGACTATTATACTTATCTTTTTAAAGAGGAAAATACTTCAATTAGTGGATATATAGAAAATATAGATTTAACATTTTTTAATTATGAAGAAATGGCAAAAATTAAGAGAGAAAAAACTTTAAACACAAATGAATTTTTAGAGATGCTGTCTCCTGCATACTTAAAAGAAAAACCAATTATAAGAAAAATAGTAGATAATTTTGGAGTTCAAAATTATGATAAAATAATTATTATGACAATGTTTGATAATAAATTAAATTATGTAGGTTCATTTTATAAAATAAACAATAAATTTTATATTAGTGATGAAGATTTAAAAATAATCAATATAAAAAATACCGATTCAAATATTAAAAATAAATACTATGATTTAGTCTTTAAAAGAGATAAAGACAAGGGAGTTTTAAAATTTAATTATTTTGCTGAAATAGATTCAAAAAAATATAATCGGATAGATAAAATAGAAGTGATTTATCAAAATAATTTTGATACTAAAATAAAAGAATCTTATCATTATATAAACGAGAAATTTATTGGGAAACACTATTATAATGAATTTGGAAGTCGTATAGATTATGAAATTTAAGAGAGATTTATTCTCTCTTTTATTTTTCTCTTGACAAAGTAATTAAATATGATTACAATATAGAAAAATAAGTTTTTTATTTTTTGCTTATAAAGTAATCTTATATAATTACAAATTAAAGGAGTGAAAATGGATAAAGTAAAATTAGCTGAATTAATTAATAAAGAAATTCGGATAAATTATAAATCAAAAGTAGAATTTGCAAAAATTTTAGGAATAAAAAAACAAAATTTAACAATTTTTATAAAAAATTTAGAAAAAGGGAAAGATACAAAAATTGATAGAATTTGCAAAATTCTAGATGTATTAGGTTATGAATTACAAATAAAAAAGAAAAGATAATTGGATGGTTAAAATGGCAACTTGGGAAAAATTCAAAAAGAAAATGTTTAAGAAAAATAAAAATTTTGAGAAAGATTTTAAAGAAATTGAAAGGAGAATAGAAATGGAAAAATATTTTGAGGATTTGAAAAAATTTAAAAATTCTTTATCAGAAGCTGGTTTACCAGCAGATATAGAAAACGAAGTTTTAAAAACTTATGCAATTGAAAAAATAAAGATAATTGTAAAAATTGAAGACAATAAAGAAGTCTTGAATCAATTGAAAGATTTATCTGATTTGACAGAAATTTTTAAATAAATCTAAGGCTAGTCCTTAGACACATAGCCATAAGATTTTTATAGCTTTCACCCCCTCGAAAGTGAATTTTACCTCAACTTATGGCTATCTGTGTAAGAACTAATCTTACAACGCCAAGACAATAGAGTTTTGGAGTAAAAATGCTAGTCGTATTTTTAAATATTTTTGACCTAGCCGTGCCGATACAAGTTCGTAAAATATTGTATCTATATGTTTTCTTCCGTTTTCTGAGCTTAAAACGGCATTTAAAAAGCATTCTAGGGTGTAAACAAGCTAGTGGTTGGAGTAATTAGACTCGGAATTTATAGGATAGGCATATCTGAATTTTAAAACTAGTCGTACCGTTGTAAGTCCGTAAATTTGCAACTATATATTTTGTCGTTTGCAGTTTTATGATGTCAAAACCGACCATCTTACATCTTTACCTAACACAGAGAAGGCAAGACCTAATCTGTGGACAGACTGACAGCTGGTAAAGGTGTATGATGTAAAACTTTTCTTATAGTTTCGTATTAATTCGTATTTTGATAAAAAATACATTGAAACTAAAAGAAAAACTTGTCGTGTCAATTCGTAATTTTAAGAAGAAGTTAAAAGGTATCTAGTAAGTATCTAGTAAATTTTGTTAATTGAATTAGTGGGGGCTACTTAATAGCTTGTCGGCTAATATGTAGCTTCTACTAATTGAATTAATAAAGAGAGAGTCGACAAGCTCTCCGAATATACAGGAGGTTATATAAATGGCTAAAAGGTATTATTGGTTAAAACTTAAAGAAGATTTTTTTGAACAAAGAGTCATAAAAAAACTAAGAAAGATAGCAGGAGGAGATACATATACTATCATTTATTTAAAGTTGCAATTATTAGCAATGAAGAATGATGGAAAATTAGTTTTTGAAAATGTGGAAGAAGATTTTGCTTCTGAAATGGCTCTTGAATTAGATGAGGATATAGAAAATGTAAGAGTAACATTAATGTACTTAGAAAAAAATAATCTTATAGAAACAATTTCAGATGAAGAATATTTTTTACCAGAAGTTTTATCAGTAACAGGCAGTGAAACTGCTAGTGCTATCAGGGTTAGAGAACACAGAGAGAAAAAGAAAGCGTTACAATGTAACAACAATGTAATCACAAAGAAACAAGATGTAATAGAAGTGAAACAAGAATGTAGCGTAGAGAAAGAGAAAGAGAAAGAGAAAGAGATAACAACTAATATAAATAATAATAATAATATAATAAGTGACCAAGAAGAAAAAGTTGTTGTTAATTCCAATGGAGCATTACAACAAGAAATAAAAATGCTCTTAGGAGTAAGAAAAATAAAAGTATATGACATTATAAAACTCAATAAACCTATTGAGCGTATTAAATTTGTTATAGATTTTTGTAATAAGAATAATAAAGCAGATGGTTATTTATTCAAGGCTTTAAAAGATGATTGGGAGTTAAAAGAAGTCCAGCAGGAAGAAAAGACCTGTCACTATACTAAGCCAAAAGAAGCATATAAGGAGTTGGTGTAAATGAAAATTGACACTATATGTTATGAAGAAAAAGCCTTAGTATCAATGCTATATCTAGCAAGTGATATGGCTTGTAAGAATAAAATAAAAAATATACCAACTAAATATTTTTCTAGTTTAGTTCAAAGTTTTATAAAAAAATATAAGACTTATGAGATGAAAAATCTATCAGTTGACAGTTTACTGGAAGAAAATGAATATAAAAGTTTTTTAGCAGAAGCTTTTGAATTACCAGTTGTAGTATTAGAAGAAAACATTGATAAATATACTAAGGTACTTGAAAACAGATACTACAAAAACTGTATCATAGAACTTGCTAACACTCCAAATGAATTGATAAAAGAGAAAATTAATGAGTTGCATTTGGAAGTTGTGAAAGAAAATGATAAAAGCATAAAAGTTGCAGATATAAAAGACCTTGAAAACTTGTTTTATGAGAGTTTAGAAGAAAACGAAGTAGTCAAGACTGGTAAATTTAGACTTGATAAATACCTAAAATTCACAAAAAGAGATTTACATATTATAGGAGCAAGACCAGGAGTTGGTAAATCTGCTTTTGCTCTATATATAGCACTTATGATGGCACAATTTTCAAGAGGTTTATTTTTTAGCTTGGAAATGCCATTAAAGCAAATAGCACAAAGAATTATCAGCAACCAAACTAGGATAGAACTTGATAAACTAACAAACAAAGAAAAATTTAAGGAATTAACAGCAGATGAAAAAGAGTTAGTAAATGTTTTATTCAAGAAGTTGCTAAGAAAAAGCAATTTAATTCTTTATGATGGAAACTTTAAAATTGATGAATTAGAAGAGTACATCAAAAATGAAAAAGAAATAAACGGGCTTGATTATATAGTTGTGGATTATTTGCAATTAATAAAATCTAATATAAATTCTAAAAGATATGAGCAAATAACGGATGTATCTATAAAGTTAAAACAAATAGCAAAAGACTATGATATAGCAGTAATTGCACTATCTCAATTATCAAGGGAAATTGAAAAAAGAGCAGATAAAGATATTTACCTTGCAGATTTCAGAGAAAGTGGACAAATAGAACAAGATGCTTCAACTATATTAGGTCTTACAACAGAGCCAACAACAACTGAATATAAAGAACTTATGAAAGTACAAATATTGAAAAATAGACAAGGGCAACTTGGAGTAATGAAATATGAGTACTATAAGAAAAACCAAACATTTTTTGAAGTCTAGGGAGTGAATAATGAGCAAAAATAAGAGATTTAAAAGAAAAATAAAGAAATTAGAAAAAGATATAATTTTTTATATAAACTATGTTAATAATCTAGAAAATGAATACTGTAAGTTGAATAATGAAAATAACATAGTACTCATTATTGCAATAATTGAATTAATAATAATTTTATTTAGAATATAAGGAGGAACAAATGGTAACTAAAAAAATGACAATGAGAGATTATTATAGAGGCTTTATAACAAAAGCTAACAAAGAAGCTGGAGTTATTTTTAATGCTACTAAGCTAAATAGCAAGGAGGAATGTGAGGAATATCTTTTAAATTTGATTAAAAATCTAAGACATAAGAAGCAAGATAATAAGGCTTATGTTAAAGAGATAGATGACTTAAAAGAAGAAATAGAGATTTTAAAAAAGGACAATGATAATTTAGCTGCTCAAAACAGAAACAGAGATTTTTTGTTTAAATTAGCTAATGAAGCTACTGGAAACTATTTTGATGAAAGATTAAAACATCATACAACAAAAAAGAAAATAAAAGAATGTAAGAAAATAGTTTACAGTTTGCTTACAATTAGTATTATAGAAGCAGTTTCAATAGCAATGCTTTTATGGAAGTGATAAAATGAAAGAAACAGATTATCAAAGAGTAATTATTGAATATTTAACAGTATTAGAAAAACAGAATAAGTTATGGTTTCAAAGAACTAATAATACAGCAATTTATGACCCAGTAGGCAAAAAATTTAGAAGCCTTTCAAAAGGACAAAAAAAGGGATTTCCAGACATAATAGTTTTTACAAAAGGCAGAACAATAGGACTTGAAATAAAGACACCAACAGGGCGACAATCTGCTGAACAAAAAATAATGGAACAAAAAATGAAAGAGCAAGGGGCTGAATATTATGTTGTTAAGAGTTTAGAAGAAGTTAAAAAAATTATTGAGGAGCTGCAGCAATGAGTTTAGCAAAGATTAAACATATTCCATTTTTAATAAAAAAGCTGGGAGATGGAGAATATCGGATCAAGGTTAAAGATGGAAGAATAGTTATATTTTCTAAAAATAGTAGATATGAAAATGATGAGATAAAAAAGATACTTGAAGATGTAAAAAAAGATGAGTCTTAAAAACTCATCTTTTTATTTTTGTTATTTAAAATTTTTAATTCTAGGTTCTAAGTATTCTAAAGCTTCAAAAAAATTATTGTCATCTAAATATTCTGGATTTTCTTCTATGTAACTTTCGACTTCGTAGAATTGACCTTTTTTAGCTTTTTGATAGATAAAATTTTTTCCAATAACTCCATCTGCACAATCTCTATATTCTATTTCTTCTTCATCTTCATCTAGAACATCAAATTCGTTAAAATTTAAAGCATAATATGTTTTTTTATTTCTATCAAAAAAATCATCTTTGATAAATTCTTTTTTTAACATTTCTATTTCTTCTTTTTTAATATAACCTAAAACATTAGAAACTAATGTGCTACGATCATCCAAGCTTGTCATTTCAAATTCTTCTTCAAATACAATCACATATTCAGATATTTCTTTTCCTATTTCTTTAAGACTTTTTTTCATTTTAATTCCTCCTAGTTTTTTGTTTTTTATTAAATTTTCAAGTTCTTCCAATTCTTCAAGTGTAGCCATTTCATTTATAAAAACTTTCGCACGGCTTTTATAAGTGCTATGTTTAGTTTTTTCTTTCCCTTCTTCTGTAGCTCTATATCTTTTATTAGCTTCATTTTGTTGCTCCTGGGTTTTATACCCTTTTCTTTTTTCTTCCATAATTCCCTCCTTGTATTTATGAGGGGCTTTTTACCCCTCAATTATATAATCATCATATAGACAACTAAATTTATTATTGCTTTGCACTCTAAACATTTTATTATTTTGATTATACATTCTGATTAAATGTTCTCTATACTCTCCTTTTACAACAAATGGTACTTTAACTTGAGCACAGTATCCACTATCTAAGTGAGTACATATTATTTTTATTTCCTTATTTTGTAATGCTTTTAAAATTTCTCTTCTTGTTTTTTTCATTTTTCATCACTCCTTGATTTTTTTATTAAGAAATGATATAATCTAAGTAGTCGAAGCTAAGATTAAATCACTCTTAGTTTTCTAGGGAAGTGTTAGTGCATTTCCCTTTGACACCTTAATGATATCATACTTGAACAAGTATGTCAATACTTTTTTTAAAATATTTTTGTAGAACTCAAAAAGTCCAATAATATCAATGGAAAAAAGTATAAAAAATTTTAAAAATTAAATAAAATAATATCTTACAATCAAAATTTAATTAAAGTAGATGGGATAATAAGAAGAAAGTTTATAGAAATATAAATTAACTTTTTATGTATCCCATTTTTTATTTTTTCTCGGGAGGTTTTGGAAGATGTGAGTACAAGACAAGAAGTTTATAAGTTAATAATAGAAAAGAAAGGTAACAAAGAGATAGCAGCAGCATTAAATATAAGTATAAGAACAGTAGAAAGATATAGAAAAGATTTTAATAATGTAACAAACGAAAACGACAAAACGACAACGACAAGCGACAATAAAAAAAAGAAAAAAGAAAAAGCGAAGGCATTAATAATGTCTGGAGAAACAATAGCAGAAGTTGCGAACAAAGTCGGATTAGCAAAGAGCACGGTTGGAGATATAAGTAGTAAAGAGAAGTTACAAGTTAAGCAACTAGACTATTTAAAATCTTTAAGAGAAAAATATAGTAGAGAGATAGAACAAAATAAAGAAGATAGATTTTATATTAATGTAGAAGCTAAAGAAGAAATTTGGAAAAAGCTAAGAGAAAACGGAATATCTAAAGAGTTACAAGATACTTTAAAACAAAATGAATTAACAGAACAAGAAATACTTGAACTTAATAGATTAGAAAGATTAGAGAGATTTGAACTAGAAAAAGCTAAGTATAAAGATAATAGATTAAATATTATTACAGAAGAACTTGCTAATTTAACAGATAGCGATATAGAAAAGATTTTGCAGATAATAAAAAAATCAAAAGAAGTTGATCAAGATGAATAAAATATATGACTTCTTTAAAAATGAACTAGATAGAAGAAAAAAAGAAAGATTAAAATTTTTTGTATTTAAAGCTAGAGATTATCAAAAGAAAATTATAGATACATTCAAGAGTGGATTATATAACTTTTTCATAATTTGCTGGGGTAGACGGCTAGGTAAAGACTTACTTGCTTTTAGTTTAGCTTGTGAAGAATGCTTAAATAAGGCTAATACAGTCGTTTACTATATGTTTCCTACAATGAAGCAAGGTAAAATGATGATATTAGACGGCTTCACAAATGAAAGAAAAAGGATAATAGAGGAAGTTATTGATAAAGAATGTTTGTTACTACCAGAAAAATCTGGGAAATTGTACCACTCTGATAATTCTTTAAGGTTTAAAAATGGATCTATTATTTATTTTGTAGACGCTCAAAATGCAGATACAAAAATTGGTGGAAATTTAGATATATTGATTATATCAGAAATGGCAACTATAAAGAACAGAGATATATTGCTATATCTAATCCCATCGGTAATGAATGTTAACGGTAAAATTATACTTGTAAGCACTCCAAGATTTTTAAGCTACTTTAATGAGTTACTAGAAGATGTAAAAAACATAAAATTATGGTTTAAAAGCATTCTTAGTGTATTAGATAAAGAAGCGGTTGATGAAAAAGGTAACCCTGTTTGGAGTGATGAAAAGCTGGAAAAAGCTAGGCAGTTAATGAGTGAAAGCAAGTTTAGACAAGACTATTTGTGTGATACAGATGTAGCGAATGAGAATGCTATTTATGCAGCAAGCTTATTAAAAGCTGAATGGATAAAAGATTTAAACATATCTAACAAAAAGCTACATGTTAGTGAAGACTTAGGAATAAATGATAGTACAGCATTAGTATTCACAATAGATAACACGATAATACATCATTACGCTGCGACAGATAAAGCAACAATACATTATATTGAGTACATAAAAGCATTTATGAAAGAGCATAATATAAAAGATGTAGAGATTATACTGCCCCACGACGCTAGAAATAGACAAGATGCTATTGACTATTTAACAAGCAGAAGGGAAGCGTATAACAAGCATTTTAGAGATGTTAGAGTGCTAAGAGCATACGAAGTTAATAAGACTATTGAGATTACAAGACATAGTATAGAACAACATAAAATTAAGTTTTTAGACTGTGCAGCAGTTAGGGATATGGTTAGATTAATGAAAGCATATGAATGGAAAATAGATAACTCTACTGGGGAAAATTTGAGAGTGCCAGTTCACGGCAGAGGTCTTGCAGCAAGCAACACTTGTGACGCGGTTGAATACTATTGTATGCGAATGTTTTTAGAAATTTATGAAAAGAATATGAAAGACTTAGATTGGGGAAGTTATGAAGATTAGGAGGTTATAAATGGGATTTGGTAAAGCTTTTAAAGGTATAAGAAAAGGTATAAGTAGACTGACTGGGAACTTAACTGGTGGTCTTATAGGTAAATCAGATGCCGAAAGAAATCAAGATAGAATGCTAGAAGCACAGAAACAAGAAGCAGATAGGCAAGCAGATTTATATAGACAACAAATAGAAGAAGAGAAGAATAGAAGAAAAGAAGAAGCAGATAGAGCTGCAGCAGAAGCACAAAGAGCAAGAGATGAACAAACTAGATTATTAAGAGAAGCCGAAGAAAGAGCAAAAGCAGATGATAATTTTAAAAGGCAAGTAGTTCAAGATAGTGCAAGTATTACAAATGGGCTTTTAAATAATATGAATAATAAAAAGACTACTACTGTTGATTATTCTAATGCAGTTAATGCAGATATAACAGATAACAAAGATGATGATATAGACAAGCTTAAAAAAGCATTTAAAAGAAAGTTGTAGGGTGGGCTTATGATACTGGGAATAACAAGAGATAAACTGGAATACTATTTTGATAATGCTAAAAACTACAAAGAAGATATAAGAGGATTATACAACGAAGTATACGAATATACAGATGTAAATTTTAGTATTAAAGATAGTGGAACAGTAGAGAAACAAAGTAAAAGAGGCGTTGAAAGTGTAATACTAAAAAGCCAAAATTTCTTATGTAATTTTATAATGTCATCTATATTCTCAAAGTCTGGAAGATGGGCAACTGTAAAAGTAAATCAAGAAGCATTAAAACAGCTTACTAACACAGATGGAGAAATTGCAGAATCACAAAGCGACGAAATAAATAAAGTACTGGAAAATAATTCGGATACAGTTTATTTTACTAATGATAATACTAACTACTATACAGAAACATCAAAGTCTTTACTAGATTGCATAAAAGTTGGAACTGGTATAAGAAAGATTATAGAGTTAAAAGATAATACCAAATGTTTTACTTATGCTTACCAAAACTTAGATAACATCTATATTTTAGAGGATAACTTAGGAAAGCCTAACATCATTTTTAAAATTTATGTAGAAAAAAACTTAAATGATATAAAAGACTTGTTTGGGCATTTACCAATTACAGTACCAAAGGGCTTGAATGAAGAAAAGCTAGATGAAAAGATAAATATTATAGAGTGTGTTATTGGAGTTTTTGATGAAAAAACAAGTACATACAAATATTATCACGGGCTTTTTACAGAGGCTTTTGAAGAAATGCTATTTGAGGGCGAGCTAAACTATAATCCTTATACAGTGTTTAGATGGAAAATAAATAGTTCTAACCCCTGGGGAATTGGAATAGGTTTAGAAAATTTAGATCTATTTAAGGAACTAAAAGACTTAAAAGAAAAAAGAAAAAAACACGCAGAAAAAATTGTTAGCCCACCATTAAATTTTTATGGAAGTATGGATCTAATAAATAAAGTTAGTCTTAAAGCTGGGGCAAAGAACTATGCTGGAAGTGGTATAGGTGGCGACAAATATGGAGTTGATCCAATTAATGTAGGTACTAATCTATTGCCAGTTGAAAAGGATATTGAACAAGTAAAACAAGAAATAAGAGAAGTATTTATGTCACAACCTCTTGGAGATGTAACAGATACTAAAAATCGTTCTGCTACTGAAATGAGTTTGAGGCATGAAATGTTTAGAAAGGAATTTTCTGGAACTTATGAGCTTATAAACACAGAGTTACTGGAGCCAACTTTTATGAATGCTTACTACATAATGGATGGGAAAGGGCTTTTAAATACAACAGAAGACAAAAGTTATATAAGCATATCGCAAATTCAGTATATCAATGAACTTACAAGAAATGCTGGAAGTGATGAGGTTATAAACACAATAAATTTCTATATGACTTTATCACAAGTAGTCCCAGAAGCACAAAGACAATTTATTTTTAAAATAGATGAATTGATAGATTGGGCAAGTAAGAAAATGAGAGTGCCACTTGATGTGCTAAATAACAAAGAAGAAATAAAACAATTAATAGCACAACAACACCAGTTAGAGCAAATGCAACAAATGGCTATGATACAAGAGGGCATAGGTAAAAGACAAGATGTAGGAATTGGAGAAGAAATAAAAGAAGGTATGGGTGTATTTAATGGAACATAGAATAGAACACAGGACAGAATATCAAATACTTTTAAACAGATTCGCTGGTAATAATGATTTATATAAATTGCTGGAAGAGTGCTTACTTGAAGAGGAAAGACAAAGAGAAAGTGCTTATATGATGTCAGGAGTATACCCTGAACGGAGAAACACAGTTATGAAATTAATGACAGATTTAAAATTTAATGAAGAAAGAGAGGTTAAATAATGGAAGATGAAGTATTAGAGAGCACACCAGGAGGTAATGGAGAAGGGACACTACCAGATGATTTAAACCCAACTTTACAACCTGATACCAACACAAATGATGATGGTACTGGGGAAAAAGTGGAAGAAAAGAAACCTTTTTCAGTAGATGATATTCAGTTTGCAGAAGAATATAACATTGCTGGTTATGATTTTTCTAAGTTTAAAGGAAGAATAGATGAAAGCTCACTACCTTACTTAGAAGAATATGCAAAGAAATATCAAGAGCAAGGTTTTACACAAGCGCAGATTGAGTTTTTAATGGAAGAAAACTTAGCAGAAACACCAAAGGATAGAGAAAGCATTATGAAAGAGTTAAATACTTCTCTAACTATGGAAGAAAAACAAAGTTACAAGCACACTGGAGCTCAATTAAGACAAGCATTGAACAAGAATAATTTAGGTAGGTATTATGATGAAATAATGACTAATCCTATTGCTTTTAAAGTAGTAAATGCACTTGTTAAAAGTTTAACTCCAGGAGCAAATGTAGGAGCAAAAATAGAAAGAGAAAGCAGAGTATCAAGTTTAACAGGTTATGAAGCAGTAGAACAGTTTAACAAATACTTGGCAGAAAACTTAGGTTATTCAAACAAAGAAGCAAAACAAAAAGAATTGTTAGGAAGATTAGTAAAAGAAGAAGATAAAAAATATTTTAAAGAAGTCTTAGGACTATAAGGAGGATTAAATGGTAAATACGACAAACACAAAACAACAAACTTTTTCAACAGCAGTATTAATGGCAATGGATACTTTACAAGCAGCAGGTTTAAAAAAATATGCTGAAAGAGGTAATGCAAAAGGTGGAGAAACTTATACTTTTTACAGAAAGAAAAAAGCGACAGCACAAGATGGAATACCATCAATGTATCCAGGAGCAACACCAGCAGGAACAGCAAATGGCGGAGATTTTGACAAATTTACAGCAACGATAGAACAAATTTCATCTCAAGATAAATTAAAAGAAGCTGATGAGTTAAAAACAAAATTAGATTTAAAATCTCCTATTGTTGCATCTATGACAAATGCTTTACTAAATAAAGAAGATAACAAAATCTTAACAGCAATAAAAGCAGCAGGAACTTTAGGAACAGCAGGAACAGGGACAAAAACAGTTGATGATATAGCTAATATCAAAGCTTTGATAGCAGCAGTAAGAAGAAGTCATGTATGGGCTAAATGTGGGCTAAACCAAAAGAAAGGCGTAGCTATTGCAATGAATGAAGCAGATTATACTATCTTATCAACAGCAGATATTTTCATAAATGGAGATTATTCAGCAGCATTTGGTGGTGGTGTAGGAGATGTTCCTTTAACTTTTTTTGGAGCAGAAATAATAATATCGGAAGAAGTGGAAAAAGGAGCTTTCTATATAATACCTAGTTATACATTTGGTTTTGCTTCTTGGGAAAATTCAGTGGGAACTGATAAAATTTTTGTTGCAACTGATGGCAGACAATGGCATTTACAAGTTTATGAAAGTGTTGGAACAGTAGTTATAGAACCGACAAAAATAACAAAATTCACATTTAAAGTTTAATCATAAAGGGGTAAGGGGCTTTCACCTCTTGCCCTTTTTTAAGGAGATAACATGGATTTTAAAACAGGAAAAACAGTAGAAATAGTAAAAGAATTTCTAGCAAATAGTGGAGATAAATTTGAAGTAAATGGAATAGATTTATCTAAGGCAGTATTTATGTACAGAGAAAGAAATTCCAGTTTTATACCTATACCAAGAGGAAATTATACAACTAGCACAGAAAATAATAGTTTATATTTGAATGTGATTGGAGATGTAAAAACTAAGTCTTATGAATATCAAGTAATTTACACATCAGATATGAAAGCTGGAAAATATTTGGAAGAATACCCAGAGCTTAAAGTATTAGTGAGTAAATACAATGATTTAGTTGAAGATGTAACTAATATTGTTAAATATGCAAAATCAACAGGAGTGAAAGTAGATACTTTAAAGATGACACAAATATTAACTCCATTAGAGCCAAATACATTTTGGGTTATGAATACCGATGAAAAATTAGAAGCTTTTCCTATTGGAAAGTTGAATAGTAGGTATCAAGAAATGGTTAGTAACTTAAAAAAAGAAGTAGAGGAGTTAATAAAAACAGCAAAAGAAAAAGCTTTATCAGATGTTAATAGTTCGGTAACTTCTAAATTGAATGATTTCCAAAGTGAATTATCTAAAAAATTAACTGAATTGGAAACTTTATCAGACAGTTTAAAAACTAATTTATCAACTGCAGTAGCAAAATACATTGCTGATAATAGAGATAAATTAAAAGGAGACAGAGGACCTGGAATAACATCAATAACTGCCACAAGAGATAAAGTAACAGTAAATTATGATGATAATAAAAATACAGTTTTTACAGTGCCGACAGTTCCTGGGAAAGACGGAAGAGAAATACAAGATTTATCTTACAATGATGATAAATTAAAAATCACTATGAGTGATAATAGTAGCAAAGAAGTTGAAATTAAAAGTGGTATGAAACTAAGACAGGTTTTTGAAGGCGAAATAAGTAATAATATGAAACTTGAACTGGGCGATAAGTGGATAATGTGTTTTTGTGCATTTAGAGCAATATCTGATAGTAATTATAAAACCGAAAATATTATAGTTTTAAAAATTGATGAGGACCAAAATTTAAAAACATATCAAGGGCCTGATGCTTTATTTGTCAAAATTAAAAATAACGAACTCATGTTTTCAATTAACGAAGCACCGTATAAATTAAAAAAGGTATATGTGTTAGAAGAAGTAAGAATTGATAAAAATAATCCAGGTAAAATATCAGAAGTAGAACAAACATAATAAGGAGAAGTATGAAAATAGTTATAGATAAAAACAAAAGAATAATAAGCTATGCTTTAATTGGAGAATTGCAAGGAGCCATTGAAGTTGAAAATTTTGAATTTATACACCCAATAGATGATTATGTTTATGAAAACGGAAAAATAAAATATTCTCCAGATTTAGATAAATTAAAAAAGTTAAAAAGAGAAGAATTGAAGAAAATTAGAACATCTAAACTTTATGAGAATATCACAGTAAATGGAGATACTTTCCAAGTTAGAAAAGATGATTTGGATAATTTTTGGGAAGTTGATTATATGTTAAAAAGAGGAGAAGTTATAGAGAATGATGCAAGAAACTGGATACTTGCCAACAATAGTATAAAAACTTTTACTTATTCTCGGTTAATGAATGTTCTAACAGAATTTATAAAAAGAAAATCTGAAATATTTGAAAAGTTTGGAGCAATTTCAATCAAATTGGAATCTTGTAAATCAGCAGAAGAAATAGAAGCTATAAAATGGGAGGAATAAAATGTTTAGTTTTTCAAAAGTTAGTTTGGATAAAATGAATGGAGTTGATTTAAAGCTAGTTAATTTAATGAAAGAAGCGATAAAAAATAGTCCTTATGATTTTAAAATTACAGAGGGTTTAAGAACAGTTGAAAGACAAAAAGAACTTGTAAAAACTGGAAAATCTAAAACAATGAATAGTTATCATTTGAAAGGAAAGGCAGTAGATATTGCAGTTTTAATTAATAATAAGGTAACTTGGGATTTTAAATATTATAAGGAAGTTGCAAATCATATTAAAGAAGTAGCAAAAAAGCTAGGTTACATTATAACTTGGGGTGGAGATTGGAAAACATTTAAGGATGGTCCACATTTCCAAATTGAAAACTAATTAATAAACAGTCTGGCAAGACAGTTATTATAAAAATTTTAGGAGGCATTAAATGGAAGCATTTGTAGAAAGAATGATTACAGAGAAAGATGAACTGCAAGATAAAGTAACGAAGTTAGAAAATTTTATAAATGGAGAAAAATTTAAGGAATTAAAAGGTTTGGAACAAGTTTATTTAAAAGAGCAGCTAAAATTTATGAGAGGCTATTTAAGTGTGTTAAGACAAAGAATTAATTTTTATAACAAATAACAGGAGGAAACAAAATGAAAGATTTAATTAACAAAGCAATAGGATATTTGGCAGGTTTTAGTATTGAACAATGGATATGGATAGCAGTAGCAGGACTAATTTTAGTTTATCTTATTTACAACAGAAAGCAATATGTAAATGTATTTAGACAATCAGTAATTTTTGCAGAAGAAAGTTTTAATCATGGTGAAAACGGAAAGAAATTAGAGGCAGCAGTTAACTTTATATTATATAGAACTTCTAGTTTACCTTGGATAGCAAGAATTATAATTATTAAATTTATTAGCAGAAAAAGAATGATTGATATTATAGAAAAGACATTACAAAAGTTTTCTGATATTTTTGCTAATGGATATAAAGTAGATATAAAAGGTAATGAAGATGGAGAAAACTAAATTAAAATTAGAGTTTCTTTCAAATAAAAAAGCAGCTTTGCTCCAAGATTATATCTATTCGATTAATGGCTATGATATTAAGGTGTTTAGAGGTTTCATCACTGATGGAGCCTCAGTACCTAAAAGTCTACAATGGTTATATAATCCTTATGGCAAGTATATAAAAGCGGCAGTTATTCACGATTATTTGTATAGTTACTACAATAATACAGGTATTAACCGTACTCTTGCTGATAAAATATTTAATTTTATTATGAAAGAGACTGGTGTTGATAACAGGACCAGAAGAAAATTTTATATGGCAGTTAAATGTTTTGGAGAAACATCTTGGAAACCTAAATTGCAAAATGAGGGATACAAGGATAGAGCTATAATTGATAGGACCAAAGAGGCAAAAGAATATTATAACCATTGGTATAAAGTGTTAGGGATTTGGTGATATTATGGAAAAGACTTTACTTGAGTACGGTGTAGTAGGGGCTATTTTACTGTATTTCCTATGGAAAGATAGTAAGACATTTGAAATTTACAGAACTACTATGCAGAAGATAGTAGACCAGTTGGAAGCAATGCAAAAGGACCAGACAGAATTAAAAAAAGATGTGGAGGAGATTAGAAAGTTCATCAAGTAACGGGTAGGTTTATTGCCTGCCCGAAAAGGAGTGTAGTTATGGATAGAGGAGAAATAATATCAGAAACATTACTAATGTTAGGAGAAAATAGTATATACAATGACAATAAAAGTGATATGTATAAGATTTGTGAAAAGATGCTAAATAGTGTGATAGACAATATAGCAACATCTAGTGCTTTTCTATTCAATGCTATCACTGTTAAATTGACATCAGTAGGACAAGTTGATGGAGAAAATAAATTTAATTTGCCTGTTGATTGTTTAAATGTCCTTAGATGTAATAAAAGTTATAGATTAGAAAATGAGTTTATATATTCATCTGAGAGTGAGATAAAAATACAGTATTGTAGAAGAATAGATTTTACAGAAATACCAGATAATTTATTTAATTTAATAGTTGCTATGACGGCTAGAAAAATGGCATTGGCAGTTAATACCTATAATAATAGATTAGAAATATTTGACGCGGAAGTAACAAAATTAAAAAATAATATAATTGCTCAGCAAGGCTTTCAATATTGGGAGGAAGAATAATGGAAAGAGTATTTAAAAGTAATATGTTTGTGTATGGAGAAGTAGGAGAAAGATTAAGTGGTATAAGAGAAAGTGAAATATATCAACAATCAGCGCAAAAAATAGAAAACCTTATTATAAATGAAATGGGCAATTTAAAGATAGCTAAGAAGTTAGAAGTCACTAACTTTCAACATAATTTAATTCAACTAATAGATACAAAATATAATTTTTATGTAGGAGTAACAAAAGATAATAATGTTGCTACTTATGGTAAAAAAAATAATGATATTGGAAATTTGCTGTATACACACCCAATAACTGTTAAAAATATAAGAATAATTAAGATGTGTGATGAAAGATTATTCGTAATTGGGGATATAACAGAGGTTTTTGAATTTAATATAGAAAACGGGGAAATTGGAAAATCTAACTATTTAGATTTAATTAAATTACCAATCAAGGAAAGAAAAAACGTATCGTTTGATGTTTATAGAGTTTATAAAGTTGGAAGTGATTATAGAGTTGCTCTAATTGGCACTTTTACCAATCCCACATTAAGTTATAACGAAAATGACAGAACTGTAACAATTGGGAATAGTGTAAAAGTTGAAGTTTTTTATAAAATCTATAAAGCTAGTGTATCAAAAGAAAATATAGATCCTAATTTATTAAGGGATGGTTTTACATTCGCAGTATTTAAAAATTATCTTCCTTATGTAGGTTATAAAACCTCTGTCAATGAAAAAAAGATTGGAAGAATAATTGAGAAAAGTCATATAATTGGGAATTCAGAGGTCAATTTTGGAAGTAATGCACCTTATTCAATTGCTAATGGTAAATATGACAGTACTTATGGAAGCACATATTTTATAATTAATAGAAAAGTAGATGGGGAAATCTCATATGGGAAATTACTAAATATAAAGCAAAATATAACAGCGGTAGGAATATATCAAGATAGAATGATTATACTAAATGATGGATATTTGTATTTTTCTAAAAAATCAGATTATTTTGATTTTAGAAATGATACAAAAACAGATAGTGCTTTCTTTTTTAAACCTACTCCTATTAATAATATTTATCCAGAAATGTATGACATTTATATAGGAGATAAAATATTTGTTCCAACATCGCATGGAGTTTATGTTATATCCACAAACAATATTCTGACAAGTGGGACATACAATGTTTTTATTGCAAGTGAAATTACTTGTAATGAAAAAACTAAGTATAGTTATAAAAAGTCGGCAACACTATTAAATGGTACTTTCTACTATTTAACAGATACTAATGAAATTAGGTGTGTTGAGCAAGTACCAAACTCACAAGGAGTAGAAACTTATAGTTCAACAAATTTGGAAAAATATGAACTTATACCTAAATTTGTTGGATTAGATAAATTAAAATATAACAACAGAAATTATTTGATAGCTTTTAAGGAAGAAAAAACAGATACTTTAAATCTATATGAACAATTAGAATATAAGATTTTTAGGAGGTTTTCTTTAAAATTAGATAAACCTATAAACGATTTTATATTCTGCAATAAGTATATATTAGGACTTATAGATGACATAGCTATAAAACTTAATGAAACAGAAAACAATGTTGCTAAGGCAATTTTAAGAATAAACCCACCATATATGAAAACTGAAAAAGGTGGTAGTTATAGCAATGATTATTCTTCAAGAGTTTTAAGGGTTTTTATAAAAGTCTTAAACGAAAATAAAGAAGCTATAAAAGGTATAAAAATAAATGATAAGGTAGTAACAAAAAATGATATTGAGAATGATTTATTTAATGTCTTTAAAATAGAAACTTCTTTTCCAATATTAAATGGTTTTAATATAGAAATTACTACAAAAGAAAATAACAAGATATTTGAAATTCTAGGTATAGACACAAAAATTGATGTTATAAGCGATTAGAGGTGAATTAAAATGATAGGGTCAGTATTAAGTAATCTTGCATTAGGTGTTGCACAAGGTTATGGAATCTATAAGCAAGGTAAGAAAATTGCAAAAGCTGGTGATGAAATAAAATCTATTTACAATGGATTGAAAGATCAAGAGGATAAATTAAAAGGTAGCATTGAATATAATAAGACCACTGCTAAAAAGATAAAAGGTTACCAAGATGAACAAGCTAAAATGCAATATGAATATAACAAAAAAGAAATCGGCAGAGCATTAGAGGGAAATTTAAGAGGCTTGCTTGCTGGGTATGTATCAGCAAGAGAAAATTTGGAACAAGAAGTAATGAATGTTAGAAGTAAATTAGCTTTTAATGATATAAAAAATGTTGAAGATAGCTCTATAAAGTCTGACAGTATCAATAAACTTAATTCAGAAGCTAAGGATAAGGCAAACATCATTGCACAAAATCAAATGAATGAGATAGGGGAATTACAAAATCAAACAAATAATAATTATTATCAAAGTGGATTAACTTTTAACAGAACACAAGAGGGAATAAATCAAAATTATTTAGTTGCATATTCACAAGCAGAAGCACAACTAAAAAGAGATTTGGCACAGTTAAATCAAACTATTGATAATGGAAACCTAGCAGGAAATCAATTAATGGAACAAGGATTTGGTGCTAAACTTGCTGGAATTAACGGAATAACACAATCATTTTTAGAAGCTGGAAAAAGTTATTATTTAGAAAATCTTAAAAAGAATTTAGCAACTACACCTAGTGGAGAAATAAGAGAAGTTCAAGGCACTTATAACACTGATGATGTTAAGAACAAATTTAAACATAATACTTTTTCAGGGTTAAAAGGTTTTGGAAATTTTGGAGGTAATAAATGGCTAATGAATTCATAGAAAAAGAAATAATGAAAGAAAGAACAGGAGCGAATATATCTCCTATACAAGTTGATACACAAAGTAGATATTTATTAAATCCTGTGAATGTTGAAGGTGTATCTGTTAAAACACCTTCTAAAATACCAGTTCACGAAAATATGTTTATAGAAGCAATAGGAAAGATTGCTAAGGAAAGCGAACAACTTAAACTTAATAATGAAAAGAGCTTACTTGATATAGCTATGAAAAATAAAGATTTAGAGTTTGAAGAAAAATGGGCCACAGTTCAAGATAAATATGGAGATAGATTTGAAGAATACCTAAAAGATTATAATGATGTAATTAAATCTAAAAAATCATTAATAGTTAATAGTAAGTATCTTGACTCTGCTGAAAAAAGAGCATTTTCAGATAATATTGATATTAATTATAAAGATTGGGGAGTAAAAGAGGGAGTTAAAAGAAATCAATACTATATCAAAGAACAAAATGATATTGCACTTGCTACCTTAGAACAAAGAAGAGCAATAGGTGCCAAGTATGGACTTAATGATGATGAAAAAGCAAAAGAAAACTATACATATATGAGAGATACTATTGAACATATAGCTAAACTTACTGGAATGTCAGAAGAAGAAAAAATAGTTATGTTAGGTAAAAATATTGGTGGAACAGAAGTAGCAAGGCTTAATAATAGAATAATGGAAATTCAAAATAGTTCTATGAGTCTTGATGAAAAGAAAAGAGAAATAGACAAAGTTATAGCTTATATGGATAATGAAAAAATTGTAAATGATTTAGTTGATACAACTATGGAATATTACAAAGGTAATGATGAAAAGACAGCAAGAGATTATTTAAAAGTTCAATTTGAGGGAGAAACTAAAAATGTTTTAAAAGGTATTAAGTCTACTATAAATGAAATTCAGAGAGAAGAAAAAGCAAGGGCAAGAGCTGCAGCGGCTGAAGCAAGAGCAAGAAAAAGAGCAGAAAAAGAGAGAATGCAAATGCTACAAGCAAATTTTAATATAGCTTATAATAGTGGAAATTATACTACTATGGAAAATGCTATAACAGCTAAAACAACTAAGGGGGTAAGATATGATGACAGAATATTAGGTGAAATTAATGCATTGGAAAGTGGTAATATTAACAATTCAAGAATTTATCATATAACAGGAAAGTCTGTAAAAGAAATTAATGCTAATAACGAATATATAAAAGGTTATGTTCCTGAAACTGTTTTAGATAATATGAGAGTAGAAGTAGCAAATTCAATAAGAGACGGTAAATCAGAAAGTCAAGCTATTATTGATGTTGCAAGTACATACAGTGGAGATAATCCAGAGATGACACAATTAGTTGTAAACTCTTTAACACAAGATGGCGGATATACAAAGAGCATTGATGTAGGAATACAAGCTAAAAAAGGAGATGTTATAGCAAAAGCTAAATTAGGAGCAATAGGAAGTATTGAAAAAACAAGAGCTTTAACTCCTCAATTAGATGGATATCAAATAGAAGAATACACTTCTTCTGATGAAGCAAAAGCTATGATTAATAAATTAGTCGAAAAAGGTGCTGATGACTATACAGCAAAAAAAGCTGTTGCTGAATATAATGCAGGACTAAGAATACAAGAATATAAAACAAGGACGGGAAATGAAACAGATAAAGATATTTTATATACTGGGGATATAAATTGGAAAGATAAAAAGAATGCTAATAAAAAAATGAAATCAATGGTAAATCAAGATACTGCTGTTGAAGCATTTGCAGATAGTATAACACCTAGAAAAAGAATGAAATCAACTAGTCTAAAAGGAGATCTAAAACTATGAATAAATTAAATGAAGTAGATTTATTGGATATGACAGGAACTACCAAACTTGAAGAAAATTACGTATCAAAATCATTGAATTATGGTTTTCAGTCTGCAAAGAATATGACTAAACTTATGTTTAATGATTTAATGAATAGTTCTGATAAAGATATGATAGCTGGTGAAAAAGCTAAAAAAAGATTTGATTATAATCCAGCTAAAAAAGTTGAAAAATTAGAAAATAAAGTAAACAAAAGAAAAGAAATAATGAGTGTTTATAGAGAGGCGGAGCTTGCTAACAGACAAGAATATGAATATTTTTATAATAGTTTAGGAGATAATACATTTCAAAAAGTTACTTCTCAATTAGTATATGGAGCTGCCTCAACCTTATTTAATCCAATAGAATTAACAAAAAATATTGCAATAAATACAGCAGTAAATGCATTGATACCTGGTAGTAGTGTTGTTGCTTCGATAGGTAGATTTGGGGTTAATATGTTTTCAGATACTGTTGATAATTATTACTCTAATACTTGGGAAGATAAATTATTAGGACTAGAAAGAGAATCATCAGAAAAATTAGTACAAGCAGTTGGAGGAGCTGTTGTATCAAATGCAGTATTTCCATTAGTGAAAATCACAGGGAAAAAAGTTTTTAATTTTGCAACAGATAATATATTCGTAAAAGGTAAAACAATAAATGGAGATATTTTAGAACCTATTGTATTTGATAATTATAGAAAAGAGTTAGGAGAAGTAACAGCTATTGATTTAAGTCATAGAGATTATAAAATTGCAGACAGTATAAAAAAGGAAGTTATAAAATCACAACCTATTGAAGAGGGAATGCAAAGAGTATTTCCTAAACAAGAAATCAAAAATAATATAATTAGGGAAAGAACAGGAGTAGAACCAGGTATCATTGATTTTACAAGAGGCAGAGAAGAGTTATTGGATATAGGAAATATTTTAAAAAAGAAAGGAATAGAAATTCAAGCTAAATCCAAAAAAGAAATCAATTTAAGTGAAGCTATAAGAAAATCTAATAGAAATATGGATAAAATGGCTTTGGATTGGGTTGATAGATATATTTCTGCTCCATATATAGTAACAAAAGACGGATATAAAGTAGAAACATTAAAATCTATGAGAGATATGCATCCGATGTTTTACGATACACTTTCTATGAGTTTTAAAGGTCAAGGTTACAATGATGTATTAGGTGAAGCTTTAGAGGATAAATCGGTAGTAAATTCTGTTTTGTTTCAAGTATCTGAAAAAAAACAAATGCCATTTTTAATAAAAGATGTTGATGATCCTGGTTGGGATATAAAAAAGCTTGATAACTTTTCATATAAGAAAAACAATGATTTTAGAAGAGCAATAGAGAATGGAATAACATATAATGTAAAAGAAAATGAAGCTTTATTAAAAACTTCTCCTAAATATAATAAATATTTATCAAATACAAATAATATTGAAAGTTTCGCCAAAGAAGTTGCAGATGTATTTAATGACTATAAAAGTAAAAAAATAACTTATGATGAAGTGGTAGCAGTATTAGAAGCTAAAAGATCAAAATACGAAACTATTGCTATAACAAAGCCTAATGGTGGGGAAATGTCATATAGAGAATTTTTAAATATTGGAAGTAAAACAATAAGAGATAAAGAGTTTAATATTGATAAATTAGTTAATGATGTTGAAGCAATAAAACAAAAGAAAGTTGATACAGCTATTATTAAATTATCAATCAATAAAGATAAAATGTTAGAAGATTTAGCAATAAAAGATATTGAATTTTTTAAAAAAAATTTTGGAGAAAAATTAAATAATTTAAAATTTATTGCAGAAGGTGGAGAATTTGATGATAATTTTAAAAAACAATTACATCATTTTTTAACAGAAACTACAAAAGATGTAAGAGAAATTGAATTAGATATGAAAGAAGCTGGACTAAAAGAAACAGACTTAGATAATTACGACTTAATGAAATTTATAAAAAATAATTTTGTAGGAGAAAGTCAAGAAGAAAAAATAAATAATTTTTTGGATTTTGCAGAGCCTTATTTAAAAGATAACTATGATATGTTAAATATTATGGATAGACTTATAATGAATGAACAAGCAGCAATGAGTACTTGGGGAGTTCCTTTTAAAGTTTTAGATGATTTAGTTAAGGAAGATGGAAGTTTGTTAGCTTTCTTTAACACTATACCTATATTAAGAAAAAACCTTTTAGATGGTAAAAATTTTATTGAAGAATATGAACATAATAAAGGATTTAAAGAAATAGCACCAGTAGTAATGGAGAAGATAAATAATTTTATTAACTCAGAATCTATATTTAAAAATTCAACACAGAAAGAGCCAGCAAAAGAAGTGGTTAATACTATGTTAGGTTTTACAAGAGGTTGGCTTTTATTTGCTAGTGGAATAAAAGAAACGTTGTCACATCCAGTTTTAGCAACATTAAAGACTTTAAAATATGGAGGAAATTTAGCAAAAAATTTGCTTGTTGCTCCTATTTCAGCTGTATCAACAGCATATAATTTATTAGAGCCTTTAGCCTCTACATCATATCATTTAGGAAAGTTATATAGAGGAATTGGTAAATTTATAGCTGGAGACTATGCTGATGAATTAGCATTAATGGAATTGGGAGTTAATGCCAAAATGCTTTTGGGTAATGGAGAAATATCAGGATATTCTAAATTTAAAAATGTACTAAGTAGTACATCAATGATGTTTCAAAATTCTATGCAAAAAAATAGATATATTGCCTCAAGAATTATAGGAATAAATACTATTAAGAAAATGTTAAATACAGAAAAATTTATAGAATTAAAACCATCATCTAAAAAGCTATTACAAGCATTAGGTATAGGAAATGATGAAAGTTTTAAATTATGGAAACAAGAAATAAATAGCAGTGATAGCGGATTAAAGAAAGCGTTGTATCAAGATGGGTATTCGGACATAACTAAAAAAATACATCAACTAATAGCAAGGAGTGCTTATGAAGAAGATACACTAAGTCCACTTAGAAATAACACAGAAATAAACGATATGACAGCACAAATAAAATTAATGTTTACAAGTTATAATAGAAGTATATTAAAGTATTTTGGGGATGCAGTAAGATTTGCAGAATTAGAAGATGGTACATATATAAATAGATTTTCAATAGAAGCTATAGGAAGAGATATAAAAGATTTAACTTCTGTTGGTCTACCTGGATTAACATTGTTAGGTATCGCCTCTCTTGCTGGAAAGTATGGAGAAGCTAAAATATTAGGAAGTTCTGAAGACGAAAGAATGGAAGCACAATTCAAAAGTGCTTTAGATGGAAATATTGATTCAATGTTAGGTATAGCTCAAGATGGATTGGAAGGAGCTATACCGATTGATGTTATTTATCAAAGAAGAGGAGGTTCTCCTATATCATCTGTATACAATCGTATACATAGTGGCATAACAGGTGACTTGGCAAATTTAGTTCCAGAGAAAGTAGAAATTTTTGCAAGAAAATTTTTTAATAGTAGAGAGTATAAAAAGTATAATGGTTTAAATAAGCAAGAAAAAATAATCTATGATAGGTTAGTGTTGGCAGATAAAGTAGCAAATAATAAAGAAAATGGTTTTATAGACTATTTAATTGCTAAATTTACATCTGATAGAGCAATAGAAGATGGAGAAATGACAGCGATAGATGCTTTAGAATTAAAAAGACAGTATGGATATAATGATAAAGAAATTATGGAAAAACTAAAAAAAAGAGGGATAGATACAGTTAAAAAATATTCTATAATTAATAGTGAAAATAAAGAAGAAGTTATGCAAAATATTCAAAATGGAATTGAAATAATTTCTGAAAATAATCTATCTGAAAAAGAAATTGTAGAAAAATTAGATGAAAAAAATGAATTTTTCAACGATTACAAAGAATATAAAAAAGAAGTTAAAGAAGTAGAGATAAATCAGGATGAACAAAAAGAATTAGAAGCATATCAAAAAAAATTAGAAGCAGAGGGATGTGATGAATTTGAAATTTTAGAGAAACTTACTATCTATCAAAATGAGCTACATAAAAGTAAAAATCTAACATATAACAAATAAAGAGGAGATTATTTTTTTCTCCTCTTTTTATATACACCATATTCTTTATCAAAATCTTTTAAATCCCATTTTATACAAAGCATATTAAAAACAAAAATTAATATAGGAAAAGGATAAAAAGTATTATTTTTATAAAAATCCCATACAAGTTTAGGGATAAAATATTTATCAAATTTTATAAATATACTTACAAAAAAAGAGCCAATATGCCAAGTCATACCTAAAATTAAAAGTAGGCAATACACACCTAAAGTTGCACCAAAGAATGCGTATACTAAGTTTCTAAATATTGAAACACCGATACCATCTTGAAGATAAAATTTGATTTTGTAATGCAAATATAAATAACATACAATAGGGATAATCCAGTCCAAAACAAACCAATATGGCTTTGAGTAATAAAAAGTAAAAATATGAGTAAAGTGATAAAAAATAGCTGCAATTAATCTAATTAAATTTTCTAACCATTCTCCCATAATAACTCCCCCTTTTTCTATATTATACCACTTTTTAATAAAAATATATAGAATTTTTACAAACTTTAAGAAATGAGATGTAATAAAAAAGTCCAGTTATTAGCTGGGCTTTTATTCTAAAATTGTTATCTAACATCTGTTATTTATAATCTAAGCCTGTTACCTAACACCAGTTATTTAATAATATTTTAAAATAAT